GAAGAGTAGAGAGGATAGGATTAAAGCTAAAAGAGAAGGTAATACTATTATTAATCAAACATATAAATTAGCATTAAAGGGTATTTCTGGTATGCTTCAATCAGAATATTCTTGATGTTATGATCCAAAAACAGTTTTACGTTTAAGACTTAATTGTCAATTAATGCTTCTGATGCTTACTGAGCGTTTACTATCTGTTGGTTGTAAAATTGGACAATTAAATACAGATGGCATTTTGTATTTAGCTCCAAGAAATCGATTGGATGAAGTTATGCAAGTATGTAAGGAATGAGAAAATATTACTAAGTTTGAATTAGAGCATGAATATTTTGAAGTATTTTATCAATATGCTGTTAATGATTATATTGGTGTATATAAAGGATATTCTGAAACTCATAATCCAAAACTTATAAAGACTAAAGGTTTATTTATTCGAGAACCAATTCTTGGTAAAGGAATGGCTCCTCAAATAATAGCAGAAGCATTGGTTGAATATTTTGTTAATAAGATTCCAGTAGATGAGACTTTAAAAGGTTGTACTGATATTCGTAAATTTTTAACATTTCAAAAAGTTAAAAAAGAATTTAGTGTAGAATATGCTGGTAAATTAATTACTCATATTAATAGATATTATATGTCTACAAATGGGTATAAAATACGTAAGTGTAAAGTTGAACACGTTGGTAATAGAGAAATAAGAAGTAATTATGAAGATATTTGTGCTACATCTGGTGTTACTATTTTTAATAAATTAGAAGACATCGATGTGAAAAAAGCACATATTAATTATGGATGATATCGCAATGAAATATATAAAATTATATATGCGATTGAAGATAGTTTAAATCCCACATTATGATAACGCGTGATGAAAGACAAAAAGAATGTCTTAAAAAATGAATAAAATCAGGAGGAGTTGCAACAATTGTTGCTTGTACTGGTTTTGGCAAGACAAAGGTAGCTATAGATCTTATAGAAGCTTTTGTAAAGAGAAATGGGGATAGTTCTTCTTTAATCATTGTACCAACAGAAGTTCTAAAAAATCAATGAATTGAAAAGCTTGATGAAAGAGGTTTAATTGATAACGCTAGAGTTGAAATAATTAATTCTGCTGTTAAATTAAATTGAACTTGTGATCTTTTAGTGATAGATGAAATTCATTTAACACCAAGTGACTGTTTTAAGAAAATCTTTGATTGTGTTAATTATAAGAATATTCTTGGACTTACTGGAACATTTGAAAGACTCGATGGAAAAGAAGCATATATAATGCATTATGCGCCAGTTTGTGACACTATTACTATTGATGAAGCAGAGCAATGTGGATGAGTTGCGCCACATAAAGAATACCTTGTTTTACTTGATGTAGATCTTGAAGAATATGAAGAATATACTAGAACTTTTAACCAATGTTTTGCTCAGTTTGGCTTTGATTTTAATCTGGCCATGGATTGTGCTACTGACATTATTAAAGCTCGTACATTTGCCAAAAAGGCTGGATTGGATGGAAACACTGTAATGGGTGTTGCCCAGAAATGAAATCGTTGTATGAGAAAAAGAAAGGAGTTTATTTATTATCATCCTAAAAAGATGGAGATTGCTAAAAAGATTATTGAGGCAAGACAAAATAGTAAAGGAATTACTTTTTCATCAACTATAAAACAAGCAGAATCTTTTGGATTTGGATGAGTAATGCATTCAAAAAAGAAAAAGAAAGAAAATAAAGCAACTATAGATGCTTTTAATAATGCTAATTCTGGTTTTCTACATACATCAAAAGCTGCTGATCAAGGTTTAGATTGTAAAGGTGTAAATCTTGAAATTATTTTACATACTGATTCTTCTAAAATACGTAAAACTCAACGTGTTGGAAGAGCAATACGTTATGAAGAAGGAAAAACGTCTGAAATTTTTACTCTTGTTCTAAAAGGAACTCAAGAAGTGAATTGATTTAATAATTCAAACACTTCAAAAGTTATTACAATTAACGAAGAGCAGTTAGATAAGATTCTAAAAGGTGAATCTGTTGAAACTAGGGAACGTGAAAATATTGTAAATACTAAATTTAGATTCTAATGACTATAAAGTTAACAGAAAATCAAATATTTAGAGTTCTTGACAGTTTAAGTGAAGAACAATTTGTTGATTTTCTAGCAGAAGATGTTGAAAAGAGTGTGGATTGGATTTGTAAATTTATTTGGAACTATGTCGATAGTGCTGAGCTCCAAGAAAGAATAAAGAACGCCTTTCCACCAGTTCAGATGGAACTGTTTAACGATTAAATATCCTTAAAGGAGATATAAATAGATATGTTTAGGTCCGTGTTAACCTTAAACATTATTAAATTTGGAAATAAACACAATATTAAACTTATTAATTACTTATAATTTAACGGCTGATGAACTTTTAATGATTTATCTGACATTTTTGGCACGTGACGAAGAAGGTCATCCTGAATATTTTGCCAAGTGATTTAATAATGGCGGATCTAAACAATTAAGAGAAATTTTTGAGTCGCTAAAGACTAAAGGGATTATACATAAAGATTATAATCCTAGTATATATGATCCTAATGCAATAGAACTTAATAAGAATTTTCTTAAATCTTGAATAAAAACTTCAGGAGAATTAGGACAAGAATTATTTGACGAATATCCTCCAATTTTAGCATCTAATGGACGTTTATTACCATTAAAAAATATTGCTAAAAAGTTTAATACGTTGGATGAATTTTATTTTGCATATTCTTCAGCTATAAAACATAATCCAGAAAAACATCGAGAGATTATGGAACTTTTAAAGTGAGGTAAAGAGAACGGAAAGATTAATTATGGAATTTGTGAATTCATAATTAGTGCTAAATGAGACGAACTTGCTTATCTTAAAGATCATCCTCAAGAAGGTCAGATAGAAAGTACGTTCAACGTTTATGAGACTATATAATGAGTGTTGTTGATCAATTATGAAAACTTATAGATAAAGGAAAAAATGGAGAAAATATAGGACGATCTACTGGTATGACCAAATTAGATAATATTATAGGTGGAATTCAACCGCATAGATATTATTTGATTTCTGCAGCTAGTAGTGTTGGTAAAACTTCTTATGTTCTTTATATTATCTATAATCTCCTTAAACAGGAGTCAGATGAAGCACCAATATACTTTTTGTATTTTTCTCTTGAAATAGGCGCCGATGTTCTTTTAGCTAAATTGATGGCCCTTTATTGTGCAGAAGAGTTTGGAATATATCTTACAGTAGATGATATGTTTTCATTTCAGCATCCAATTGGAGATTATGAATATCAATGTTTAGAAATAGCTAAAGTATGAATATCTAGTATGTTAAAATATATAACTATATTAGATGTTAATGTTAGTGCTAGTTCTTTGTATAGAAGTACTCTTCAATTTGCCGAATCTATCGGAACATATAAGCAAGTAGGTTCTTCTAAAATATATATTCCAAATAATCCTAAACAATTAATGATTGGAGTGCTAGATCATTTCTCTTTAGTTAGATGTGAGAACGGACGTTCTTTGAAATCAGAGATAGATGAAATTTCTTCTTATATGGTAACACTTAAGAGAAAGCTTCCTTTATCTTGATTTGTTCTAATGCAGCAAAATAGAGAATCTTCCTCTATGGATAGGAGAAAAGCCGATTTATCCGAACCTGGTTTAAACGATTTGAAAGATAGTGGAAATCCTAGTCAGGATGCTGATACCGTTTTACAATTATTTTTCCCATATAGAGAACAATTATCTACATATAAAGGGTTTAAAGTATTAGGTGATGATGGAATCGGAGAAATTCTAAGAAGTACAATTATAAGTAAAAATCGATATGGAATTGCTAATAAGAGGATATTCAATGGATTCTGGGGTAGTGTTGGGTGATTTAGTGAGTTGCCAGATCCAAAGAATATTACTGATTATTCCAAGTTCAAGACTGAAGTTGGCAATATTCCATGTAAAATTAGTCAAG